GCTCGACTGTTCCAAGGGCCGACCTGGGGTATTTTCAACTCAAACATGCAGCCGGTCGTGACCGGGGATTCCGTGGTTCGGGTGGACTTCCGTAGGGAGTGGCGGATATCGGACTATCCAATCGAGAAGGGTAGCTTCGCCTCCTATAACAAGGTCGCAACGCCCTACGATGCGCGGCTGACGTTTACCTGCGGCGGCGTCTTTTCGATCAATTCGGTTATCTCGGCCATATCGGCTACTAGCGCTTCTGGCGTGTTGTCCGCCCTGACAGGTGATTCGGCTCGGTCCTCGTTTCTGAACACGCTGGACGCAGCCGCCAAGTCTCTGGACCTTTATTTCGTCGTCACCCCGGAGGTGACTTATGCCAGCGCCAACATTATCCATTACGATTATGAGCGCACCGAAAAGCACGGTGCAACCATGCTCACCGTGGATGTATGGCTGGAGGAGGTGCGGGTTGCGCCGTCTCCAAAGCTGACGCAGACGAAGGCCGAGGCTGGCGCCGATCCGGTGAATAACGGAACTGTGCAGACTGTGCCGCCCGTCGACACTACGGCTGGCGACCTTTCCACCTTCAAGTTCTTCTAATGAAGACGATCCCGGTCGCCGCGGTTTCATCTCAAATCGTCACGGCGACACTCTCTAGTCAACCCTGCCGCATTAACCTGTATCAGAAGTCTACCGGACTCTATCTCGATCTTTACGTCAACGACGTGTTGAAGATCGGGGGTGTCGTTTGTCTTAATGGGGTGCGTATTGTGCGTGACGCCTATTTTGGGTTCATCGGCGATCTCGGGTTCTACGATACCCAGGGCAAAACCGATCCCGTAAGTTCGGGCCTCGGCAGTCGATATGTGCTGGTCTATCTTGAGGCTGCTGACCTGTGAGCTACGTCGAGCGCGCGATTACCTTGACGATTGCGCTTGGTGGTGGCGACTTCGGAGATACTGGGCAAAACACGATCACGCTGTCAGGGCTGCGCGTGTCGGCGATGATAGAAAAGTGGGGAGGCCCCAGCTTCAACGTGGCTCAGGTGCGGGTGAGCGGGCTGTCTTTGTCTTTGATGAATCAAGTTTCGTCCCTATGGACACCGCTCCCCGAGTTTCGAAATAACACGATCGTCATTCAGGCCGGAGACGCGAAAACTGGAATGAACATTGTGTTTCGCGGTGGAATTTTCACGGCTTGGGCAAATATACAGAATCAGCCTGAATCGTCTTTGGAAATGATTTGTCGAGCCGCCTTGGTCAGCACCATGCGGCCAGTGCCGCCGTCCAGTTACAACGGTTCGGTTGACGCAGTGATGATCTTGTCTAACCTGGCGTCCCAAATGGGCTACGGCTTTGAAAATAGCGGCGTTCCGCCGACGATGCTGTCAAACTCATATTACCCAGGCACTCTGGCGATGCAGGCCATTCGCTGCGCTCAGGCGGCAAACGTCGATATTACCTTCGACGATGAGGTTGTAATGGCGATCTGGCCGAAAGGCGGCAGCCGTCAGGGAGAAATCCCTCTCGTTTCGGCTGCCACTGGAATGCACGGATACCCTGCCTACAATGGCAATGGGATCGCTCTGAAAACGCTTTACAATCCAGCCATCAAATTCGGTGCGAAGATCAAGGTTGAAACTGAGATCAAGGCCGCAGCCGGCATCTGGAATATCTGGAAGCTAACGCACAATTTGCAGTCTCTTACTCCAAACGGAAACTGGTTTACCGAGATTGAGGGGAAAACCATTGCCATTTGAAACAGGCCGGACCGGCACGGCAGACTTCCAGGCGTTCGGGTCAGAGTTCGCCAAGCAATCCTTCCTTGTTCGCCAGATTCTCAACACGGTGCATGGCTCAAAGCTGGTCAAGGTGATGTCTGTCACCAATGCCGGCGGCGTTGCGCCGATCGGGTTCATCTCAGTGAAACCCCTCGTCAACCAAATCGACGGTCAGGGATCATCCACGCCGCACGGGACGATCAATAATCTTCCGTATGCCAGGGTGCAGGGCGGCACGAATGCGGTGATCCTTGATCCCGTCGTCGGTGACGTGGGCATCGCGGTGTTTGCCGATGAAGATATCAGCGCGGCGCTGAAAAACGGGGCGCCTTCAAACCCAGGAAGCCGCCGCCGTTCTGATATGGCAGACGGTGTTTATCTGTTTACCGTGCGGAGCGGAACACCCACGCAGTATGTGGCCTTCACGCCGGGAGGGATTTCAGTGACCTCCCCGACAATGGTAACAGTCACCGCGCCGACTATCGACTTTGAGGGAAACGTGATTTCGACCGGCACGTTCATCAATAATGGTGTGAACATCGGAAGCACGCATCACCATGCCGATCCGCAAGGCGGCGTTGTGGGTCCGCCGCTTTGAACACGCTCCTGCTCGACCGAACCGGATGGGACTTGTGCCAGGACGCCTCGGGAAACATCGCAATGGCGGCGGTGCCCTATGCGTTGGCACAGGACGCGGCCAGCGCCATCAAGCTCTTTGTCGGCGAGCTGTACTACGACACGGCGCAAGGCATTCCATACTTCGGTCAAATCCTGGGTCACTACCCGCCGATTTCATTGATGAAGGCGAGGTTCGTCGCCGCTGCGATGTCGGTTCCGGGTGTGACGCACGCATCCTGTTTCATCACATCTTTTACCAACCGCGTCATCTCTGGTCAGGTGCAGATCACCGATACATCCGGCGTCGTGTCCGTCGCCTCATTCTAGGATACCGGCATGAGCAGCACGACCAGCGTCCCGGCGCCAGCGTTCGGGCTGAACGGATTTATCGCGCCGTCAGAAAGTTCGATTCTTGCAGGCGTGATCGTCGATATAAACACAGCTTTCGGAGGCGGTCTGAACCCCTCCCTGTCCACGCCCCAGGGGCAGCTTGCATCAAGTGTAACCGCCATCATCGGCAATGCTAACGACCAGTTCCTTGCGCTGGCGAATGGCGTCGATCCGGCTTTCGCTGCTGGACGGCTTCAGGACGGCATCGGGCGCATCTATTTCATCACGCGCAATGCAGCTCAATCAACCGTGGTGCAGGCAACGTGCAGCGGACTGACCAACACGATCATCCCGATTGGGGCACTGGCACAGGCGACCGATAAGACCAACTACGTCTGCATTCAAGCCGGAACGATACCGCCTGGCGGCTCTGTGGTGCTGCCATTTCAGGCCGTCCCTACGGGGCCGATCGCCTGTCCAGCCGGGATGCTGAATGCAATTTATCGGCTTATCCCCGGATGGGATTCAATCTTAAATGCGACCGATGGCGTCCTCGGTAGCGTGGTTGAAAGTCGCACTGATTTTGAGCTGCGCCGGCAGCAGTCGGTTTCCAGAAACGCGGCCGGCACTCTTCCTGCGATACAGGGTGCGGTTTTGGGTGTGCCAGGTGTTCTTGATGTCTATGTGACCGAGAATTACACGACGGCGCCAGTGACCATCGGCGGCGTGTCGATCGCTGCCAATTCGCTTTACGTCGCCGTTTCGGGTGGCGCTTCGCAGGCCGTGGCGCAGGCGATCTGGTCAAAGAAGGCGCCTGGATGCGGCTACACCGGAAACACGACAATGACAGTGGTAGACAATAGTCCCGGTTATAATGTGCCATATCCCTCTTATGCGGTGACGTTTCAGCGTCCGGCACCGATCACCGTTTCATTCAGTGTCGTGATTGCGAACAGTTTGGCAGTTCCGTCAAATGCCGCGGCTTTGGTATCGTCTGCTATCCTGACGGCATTTTCGGGTGCGGATGGCGGGACGCGGGCCAGGATTGGATCAACCCTTTACGCCAGCCGCTACTATGCCGGCGTCGCGGCACTCGGCGCTTGGGCGCAGATTATCTCAATCGGCATAGCGGCGAACAACACGGCGTCGTTCACCGGGTCTATTTCTGGATCAACTCTAACCGTCACCGCAGTCGGATCGGGAACGCTGGCGGCAAATCAGCTTTTGATCGGCAGCACGGTTATCATGGGAACCACCATCACCGGAATGGGCACAGGGACGGGCGGAACAGGAACCTATATCGTCAATCAGGCGCAAACCGCTGCCAGTCAAGGGATCGCGTCGGAGGCTTATGGGTTGACGCAGGCTATGACGATCAGTCAGGCACCAGTCACTTCGGCTGCGAATATCTATCTGACGTTGATCTGATGGAAAATTGGCAGGATACGGTCGTATCGCAATACGCGAACTCGCCGACGATTCTCGCGCTGATCCAAAACTTCAATAGTTACATTGATCCCGCTGCCGACATCACGGCGTTCTACAATCTGGTCTGGAATGTCGATACCGCGGTCGGACACGGACTGGACATTTGGGGAAGGATCGTCGGCGTGGGGCGAGTGCTCCATGTGGCGGCGGGCCGCTACCTGGGGTTTGACGAAGCGACAACCGCGAGCGCCGATCCTTTCAATCAGTCGCCTTTCTACACAGGCGCCCCGACAACCAGCAATTTTGCCCTTTCGGATGATGCGTTCCGGCTTCTGATTTACGCGAAGGCGCTCGCCAATATCTCGGACGGGTCGATACCCAGCATCAACCAGGTGCTGATGAAGCTCTTTCCCAGCCGTGGGAATTGCTACGTCGCGGACGGCGAAAACATGACGCTGGCCTATACCTTTGCCTTCACCTTGACGCCTGTTGAAAACGCGATTGTCAGCCAGTCCGGGGTTTTGCCCAAGACCGTTGGCGTCGCGGCATCTGTCGTGCAGCCGTAGGAGCGCCTTATGCAAGACAGCGATATTCCGGCGAAACTGCCAATTCCATTTGCGAGTTCGGCCGGGGCTGGGTTCATCCGCACCGTTCCGACCGCTTCGCAAATCGGCGTGCCCGGTCATGCGGGCTGGGCATCTATGACGGACGGGTTTGTTCCGTTGAACGCGACCGCCATCGCGGCAGGCGGCGTTCCTCCGTTCATGCAGGACACGAACGGAATCCTGAACATCCTGAGCGCATGGGCGCGCTGGGAGTCTGCCGGCGCTCCTGTCGGCTACGACGCCGCGTTCTCTTCGGGGATTGGGGGTTATCCGCAAGGGTCGCTTCTGTCGGCGGCAACGCTGGGCGGGATTTGGATTTCTCTGGTCGAGAACAATACCACCAACCCTGACGCGGGCGGGGCAGGGTGGGTTTCGCTTTTCCAGAACCGCTGGCATTCGCAGATGTTCACTTTGGCGGGAACGTTCGTTGTTCCCGCTGGGGTGACGGCCGTTCGGGTGACTTTGATCGGTGGTGGCGGGGGTGGTGGCGGAACGGGTTCAACAAACACCGGGGGCGGCTCGGGTGG